GGCTCTGAATGTGGCACCAGACGATTGCTTGGATGTGCCTCGAAGACTCATCAACTTGGCTTTAAGTACATTCTTGGGAGTCACCAATGCACTACGAATGGCTTGCCTAACTATGTGTCTGCGTATCTTATCTACAATGGATGGGAAGCCTGCTTTGACTTCTTCCGGTAGATCCAATGAGATTGAAAAGCCAACTATGGGCATGATGGTTTCTGGAAGTAATTAGATTAAGGACGGCAACAATTGTACGCTGATGGGTTGTGATACGTTCTCCATAATATAGATCCACAACTTCTTGCGGTCACCCCAATTGTCGGTGGCTGGGCCTTTAATGGAGAATACTTTTTGGAGAGATGGGATCACACAAAACATTCCTTCAGTTATTTGACTGGCTGGCTTGCACCATTGCCCAATCAGAATGAATTGTTGTTGTGTTTGGACTCTGCCTTCAGCAGTAATCTCTGATGGTTTTAGGGGTGTCTCCATGGAGAACGGCCCTCTGTAAGACAGGGTGAACTCCTGTGTGAGTTCCCCACTGCTTGTGGCTACATCAGATGGTGTCCAGAACTCACAGACATGCCTTAGATTGGGGCGTGATCTACGGTTGTACTTGTTCATCCACGACTCACTTTCAGCCAATCCTCAGCAATGTACCTGATGGCTCTTTTGTCATTGAGAAGTTGGAGGTCACGCAGATGGCAATAGCCTTGTGGGAGTTCTGATACTGAGCCATCGGATATGGCATCACGGTATTCAAACAAGTGGTACGCCAGTATTTTCAACGCACGAATGGTGGTTTTGGGCACTGCTGTAAATGAGGCGTAGCCAGTGGTGTATTCAATGGTGATTGGGTATGGTTGCTCATCATCAATGTTGTCAAATAATTGAGTCCAGTCACTACACCATAGTTTAGCTGGTTCCCCTTCATAGAGGGTGTAGTCGGCTGATGATACTGATTGTGTGTTGCCGTCGTTGTCTGTGAAGTTGAATGTGGTTAGTGCGGACACGCTGCCGAAGGGTAGGAACATCAAACGGTCGGCAGTTAGGAATGCTTCATATGGGAGCAGTAACGTAACTGACTTGGTAAGAATGAATCTCCATTGCTCACGTTCACAAATTTGGATGCACTCGTGCATTAAGTCTGTAAGGTCTACAGGAAGTGAAGCTGTGGGTGTATCAGGATCAAAGCCAATGTTGCGTTTGATCGCAGATAGAAATGTGTCTGTTACGATGGTCGTGATATCGGATTCACTGGACCAGTCGATTATGGCAGGCATAGTATTGGTCTGTGTGAGGGATGTGTAAACAAACCGCAGTATAATCACCCCCGAGACTATACTGCGGCTGCTTGCCCACAAGAGGCATCCATTGTTGATGTAGGTTGTTGTTTCACATCGCAGTGTTGGTAGCGGTGGACGCTGGAGAGGTGAACAAGAAACCTTGGTTATGTCAGCACACCTGTCCCAGTGGGAGTCAGATTTTTATACTGTCGTAGCCCATCAACTACTACTGCCAAGTCCACAGGATTGCTTCCTGAACCTGTAACACGGAAACATACGCTGAGGAACGTGCCAAATCCACCAGCGACATCTTCGGCATAAGAAACCTCTGAGGAATCTACTTCCACAGACATTTCCATGTTGGCCAACGCAGCACTGAATACCACAGTCTTTATGACTGTATGAGTGCCGGAACCGTTGGCCAAAGTATTGCCAGTGACAGTCACAGTCATGGCAGCAGACAAGTCTGCGTTGGTACACACCAGCATGGCACGATCAAATGGGACTGAAATTACATGGGCATTGGCAATTGTTGTGAGGGTCACTGTTCCCAGTGCCTTTACAAACAATTCGGATGACAGAGTGGTGAACTTTTGAGTAGCCATTTATAAAACCTTTATTGAATGGTAGTTGGAAGTGTAAGAAAGGTGGGAGGCCCGTTAGGTAACCTCCCACCTTGGTGACTACTCTGAAAGCGGACAGAGTAGTCGGGGTTCATTATGCAGTAGTTGTTGACAACACTACAAATGGTGACATTGTCAGAGATCCACGGTTTGGTGTCATTACTGAAGTCCACCATGGTCGGGCATCATCGAACGATGTGAACAAGAACACTTCTTCACGTTCGAGGAATCGGACATGGATAGATCGGCTTAAAGTGCCTGTCCCACGTTCACCAAAGAGGATCTGCGAAGGATTGACACAAGCAAAGAAATTGTCATTCCATTCACTGATGACATTCCCGTCACCGCTGGCGATACCATCCATGTACTCTGTCCAGATGATGGGACGACCCAGAAGGGTATCATAGTTGTCTGCACCATCTGCTGCATGAAACAGTTTAACAATGCCAGCGTTGTTTGGCGATTCCAAACATAGCTGCACAATGTTTGGGTACAAGTCAAGGGATGCCACCCATACAGCGTTGCTGTAACCCCAAACACGTTGCCGCATTTTGAGTACATTTAGGCCCGTTATAATTTGAGAAGTGGACTGGCCATTTTCTCGTAGAACTTGAAGACGGGACAAGTTGTTGGCGTGTAGGCATCCCAAAGGACGACCGATACCATTGCCGTATAGGAATTCTTCCATACGGTATGATCGTGCTTCCTGTCGAAGCCCATTGTCAATCAAAGCGGCGATGGAGATTGGACTGTCAGCCATCAACTGGTTGGTTGCAGCAGCAGCACCATTCAACTCGTGTGCTTTGAGGGAAATCATTTCCATGGCTGAAGTTGACAGTGTTGGTGCTGTCGTTTCTTTGCCACGGTAAATACGGAACCCACCAGTCACCGATGTGCGATGGTCTTTGTCCACACGAGCAGGAATATCTACGATGGGTGCTGACATTGGGATTCGAGTGGCACCACCAGTCAATAGATCAGCTTCAGGTTCCAACTGCATGATGGTGTTGATGAACCCCCGTGGAACAGTCATCCCTGCGGATTCCCAATTGGCCTTACTGAATTCATCAGAGCCAATGGCGTTCATCACACTTGCTTTTAAGCGAACATCAATGACATCAGGGTTACTCTTATTCTTGTAGGCATTGATGACTGCCCCCAAGTATTCCTGCTGGTTGTGAAACCCAAACTTTTCTTTGTCGTCTTCCCACAATGGGCGGGAAGTGATGCCACGAGACAAGTCCAGCATCCCGTTGGAAGCATTGGCAATACGACTGGTTGCCAGCAATGCGGCACGCCGTTCAGCCAACCCTACTTGAGTGGAACTGACAGCATTCTGTACAGATTCAAGACGATCTACAGCGTCCTTGTATTGTGTCAATTCTTCTCGTGTGATCTTGTCACCTTTGGTGTCAAACACATCAGTGATGGTAATCAGCCGAGTACGTTCATCCTGAAGTTGATTAGCCGTCATGGTTGGGACATCGGCATTCTTCACTGGGGTGTCATTGAAACACAGTTCAATTGACTGGGCATGGGTTGCCATGGTTGGGTTCCTATACTAATGGGTTTTGTGTTGAATGGTTGTTGATTCTGATTATGAGCGTTGCGTTAGCAGAATCATTCAAATGAAAGTAATTGAAGTGGTGTGTACTGTCAACTACTTACTATTTATTTCAAGAACTTACTCTTGATATTTCGCATTCTGAGTTGAAGCCACATGGTATCCATTTCAGTGTTATCCGCAGTGTACTTGTCTTTGACTGTTTCTGGGATAGATAAACAGTTCAACATGGCGGTGTCGGGACGGGCATTCCGTACAGAGTGGAAAAATCCTTTGTCCACAGATTCGGAAGCTGATAGGTAGGTCTCAGCTTCCATCATGTTGATGATGGTTTCTCTGGCAACAGGAGTCCGGGCAGTGAAGATGTCAACTATGGAATCTCTGTGTGATTCCCAACGGGCCTGAGCATTGGCTACCTCCTTGAGAGAATCAATGCGTGCGTACATGTAGGGGTTGTGCATCATAAACAACCCACCATTACATATTTGCCGGTCAGATCCTGCCAGAGCCAACCAGCCAGCAGACGAGAATGCGTAACCATCTACAACAGTGGTTACTTTACCGGGGTGTTCCAGTAATCTGTTGTAGATGGCCAGTGCAGAACCAACTTCACCACCCGATGAATTGATTCGTACAGTCAGATCCCCCTGGGGGGCTTCTGAGAGAAAGTTGGTCACGTCGCCTACAGTTACAGCGGTGTCACCTTCGTAGAACTTGTAAGGGGCTATTACATCATAAATTTCAAGTTCTTTGGCTTGGTTGAAGGCCAAGCGGCACTCTAACAGTTGGCCTGATGGGAGTGCTTTACGATTCAATACAAGTGATTCCATTTTCAATCCCTTCAGGACAGGACGCATTGGTTATCCATTGCTCACGAAGTGTGGACATGGTCATTGAGTTGATGGTGATTACATCATTCCAAGATGATAGTTGATCACCCAGCATGGTGTAAAATTTACCATTGGCGGCATAGAACTCTGTACGAGACGCTTCAAAATCATCGGGACGGGATTGTTGCTTCTGTTCCAACACTCGTGTTTCATATTGCTTCAGCCCATTGATGACGTTTATGAATGCTTTATTGGCTGCTGGTCGTAATCGTTTGTCAATGGTGTTCTTATCTGGGGCTTGGTTGAGTTTGTCTTGGGCTGCTGCGGAAGTGTGGGCTGCTTGCTGATCCATGGCTTTGGCGGCATTGTCAGCTTGCATCTGTGCCATGTCGGCGGCACCAACAAATGTGTCAATCTCTTTACGTTGGAGTTCGTTGGATTGTTCTGCTTGTTTTTGAAGGTTGAGGCTGTGGTCTACAGTCATTAAGTTGACCGGCACATAACGCAGGTTGTTGGCAGGATCGTTGGGGTCAATGTGCATACCCAGCAAGTTGGCAGCGTACTGACGATCTATCATGCCTATCTCGAATAGGTTACGCAGGGATGTAGTAAATTTGTCAATGACACTGCGGTACAAGTACAGCAGTTCAAATTCAAAGCTGAATAGCATCTGTGATGGGAGTGGGAGTAACTCCGTTCTGAATTGACTACAGATGCGGCTTATAAATGGCCCCATCCCAGTCTGAATAAATAATGCCACAGCTTGGCTTAAATCAGCAGATCCTGCTTGGGTTCCCATGTATGAGTGTAGAAGCACTGGTGGGACATTAAAGCCCCGTGACACGTCTTCTACAGAGAATGCACGGGTCTCAATAAATTGGAGATGTTGGAATGGGATACCCATGTGGACTGGTTTCAGCCCTTGTTCAAGTACACGAGTTTTGAAGATGTCTTCAAGTGGCGCGTTGGGGTCTTCGTTAAAATTGGCTTCAATGCGACTGAGAACTTCGGGTGCCAATCTGTTTTCAGTGGTCAGGAACATCTGCGTGGCTATCCCACGAGAATAAAATCTCCATCCAAATTCTTCAGATGCTTTGTACAACTCCAATGATATCTTTGAGTTGGAAATAAAACCCTGACCACGATGATACTCAGAGTCCAGTACCTTGCCTTTGAAGTGAACAATGTCATCACGGCATAGCAGTACGTATTCGGAATTCATATCACGAGAAGATAGCCCTGCATCAATTCGGTAAACCAGTTCTCCTTTGGTGGCCAGCCTACCTGTAGCCAACTTCTCTTGACCTGTTGCACGGTAGATGTTGGCTGGTGGAATCCTTGAAGGATGGATGTAGTAGAGGCGTGCTGTACGGCCTTGTTGGTCCTTCTCACGGATGTAGTAGCAGTTGCCATCCATCAGCACATCATAAATGATCTGTAGAAGTGCTTCATCTGCTGACAGTTCTGGGTGGAAGTAATGAGAAAACAGACGTGACGCAGGATGCTCTGTGGTGGCCACTACACGGGTTTTACTCTGTGAACCGGGTTCAAGAGCGTACATGCGACGTGGGACACCCCCAATCATGCCTGTGTAAATGTCCAAAGCACATTTTACAGCGGACAGTTTAAGGGCATTGGAACTCTGACTTGAGTACATCTGTTCATGGTTGATCACTCCAAATAAGTTTTGCCATGTCAAAGTAGAACCACTGTTCATCACCATGTCGAACAGGTTCTTTACCGCTGATTTTTTGATAGTGGCTTCAGGTGATTTGCGTGGCCATCCAAACATTATTTAAGTCCTCTGATTTCAGAGATTGTTTCTACTTCAGGGTATAGGTAAGAACCTATTGCCATAAGTCCAGCAACTATGCCGTCTATCTTATTTATTGATTTTGATCTATCGGGTCTGACTTGTCCATCACGAGATTGGACAATCACCACATTTCCAATCATCCAGTCTAAGACAGGGTGACCACCATGGAACAGTTGATGATCCAGAGATAGTGCTTCCATCCTTCTGCATGGTTCATTCATACCCGCAAAACTTTGAGGGTATGCACGAGCAGGGAGACCATACTGTTTAAGACTGGTGAAGATGTGGTGGGCACCCCAACGGTCAAAACAGACTTCTCTTAGCCCTCTGAAGTGGGTGAAAATACCTTTTTGCTTGTTTCCTTTTTCGCCTATCATTGCCGACAAGATAAGGTTTTCATCTACTGTTTCTTGTGGGGATGTGCTGTTAATGAGTCCAGCTTCCCACCATATATTGTAAGGGAGGTTTTGTTCCATACTTCGTTGGTAAATGGATTGGGCAGGTACCCACCCCCAATGCAACATAATTCCATAGCGTGGGAACCAAAGATTGAGAGCAGCTATATCTTTAACTGTGGCATTGTCATAGCCAGCGTAGCATTCTTCATCCTTCAGAAATTCAATCTGTTTGATGTACCATGACCAGTACAATTGGAACCTGCCAATGTACACATCCAAAGATGCTGATGAATGCCACTTGTCCGACAAAGCAATGTTGTGCCATAGGGAGTGTTCTTCAATCCACTTACGAATGGCTACGATAGAGAGTAATGGGGTTTCTGGATCAGCATTACCATTGGCCCAAATGTGTTGAGGTATCCATGCTGTTTCAGTTTTGGTACGGACATTCAAATGTAGACGAAGAAACCTATTCAGTTCATTGGGGTTATTTTCAGCATTACGAACCAGTCTCTGGAAGTAATCTTCAGTAATGGAAACGCCGAAGTTGGGATTGGCTTTACGCCATACTTGCTCTGATCGAAAATCATCTGAAAGTTGGGCTTCATAGATTACTGGAAGAAATGTAGGTTCCCATTGCTTGTCTGTGGCAATGGCTTTGGCTTTCTCATACAGGTTGTTGCAGACGGAAGGCCGGTCAAAGTCAGCAGTGGTGGTGTACACAATAAGTGGTTGTCTGCGGGCACCAGTTCCTGTAACCATAACATCAATAAGGTCGCTGTTGGCATGAGCATGTACTTCGTCCACATATACAAAGTTGGGAGATAGTCCATGCTTGGTATCAGCGATTGAAGATAGGACTTTGAATACAGACCCATCAGTGTGTTCAAATGATCGTGTGGAACGAAATACTTTTTTGTCTCGTAGTCGTGACAACAATCGTGGGTTGGTTTCAATGATGTACTGACAATGACGAAAGTTGAGCGATGCCTGTTCAATGTCCGCAGCACAACAAAAGTTTTGTGCTCTCTTTTCACTATCTATAAAAAACATAATCAGGGATAGGACTGCTCCGAAGGCTGTCGTCTTGCCATTTTTTCGCGGCACATATATGAAGCATTCTCGGAACCTTCGGTAGTTGGTCCCTTCTTCTTTCCAACAGAACAAGTTGGCATAAATTCGTGATTGCCATTGCTCAGGGATAAACGGTAGTCCTGTATTTTCTGCTTCCGGGTAAAAACATTCATTGGTGATGAATGCTACAATCTTGTCCCACTCCTCTGTGTCAAAGTAATATCCTTTAGCAGAAGTGAATGGATCGTAGAGTGGGATGCCTTTTAGGAAAGTGGTGGTAACAACTTCCTGCCATTGCCAGCCAACCAATTTTCCTTTCTCATACAAAGTCTCTGGTATCTTGAGTCTACTGGGTCCATGGATGTAAGAAGAAGCTGGGTCAATTTCCAATTCAAGGTCAAGCATGAGTGGGGGTTCTGCTTTGTTTAGTTGTCAAAAAGAATGGTGTCTGTCTCAAATGACATTACCTCATCTTCATCAGATCCTGTTCCTGTCCATGTGAAAGTAAGTACACCTGAGTATTTATATCCTATCAACCCTTTAATGGTTTCTGAAGGTAATAATTCAATGGTGGCGTATGGGGCCTCATCACCTGTGCCAGTTCCGGGTGGGTCTGTGAATGTGGCGGTTCCAGATATAGTGCGGGATGTATCTGTCTCACCATTACGTTTGATGGTGAATGTTGCAGTGGCATCAGCAAAGTACAGGGTGCCTGTGACCGATATTGGTGTCCCATCTGTGTCAACAATTGGGATTTGAATACTCCTACCGTTGGCTGTAGTGTATGAATCCCCAATGGTAAGTGTTTCGGGGAAGGAAGTAATTGTCCCCGGTTCCAATACCGCTGCTGCCAACAACGATGTGATAGCAGAAGCGTTGCCTATCAGGTCTGTTTTGTCTGCTATTTGTGTGGACAGCAGATATCCAAATGTTCCGGCAATGTATGATCCGGGTTCCACTGTTGCCCACGGATCACCACCACCACCACCTGATGGAGCATTAGCCAGTGCGGCCACTGTGAACACAGATGTGCCTGCCGTGAAGGCGTTGTATAGAGACTTGCCGATTGAGGATGCGGTTGTAAAGTCCCCGGCAGTTGCATCCTGCCAAACACCCGTTGCAATCTGTGCCGCTGTCAGGTTGGATGGGGCGGTGTAACTGGTCGAGGCTAATCGGCTGCTGATCGTTGCATCAATACCTATGGCCACCGTCGTATTTGTCGTGCCTATATTCGTCGCCAGTGTGTTCGTCCACTGTGTCGTGCTTAGTGCAGTGGCGGCAAGTGCTGCGCTGTTTGTGCCACGCATGTCCGTGTTAGCCGTAGTCGTATCAACCAACGTAACTCTGGCGAGCGTTGCGGCTTTCTGTGTTGTGCTGAAATCGAGTCCAGCATTGAACGCGAAAGATGCGTTGTTGATGGCGTATGCTCCACCCGTGACCTGCGTTTGTGTCAGCGTGCTTAGACCTGATTGAATACTCGCCACCGTAGGCACTGCTGTCGTAACCGAGGATTTCATCGTCGCCGTCAGATCGCCGCTCGTTGGAGCGTTTGTGAGATTGGTGACCGTCGTGATCGTGCCTGCTGTGATGTTCGTCGGTGTCGCTAGGCCTGATTGGATCTCAGCCACAGCGTCTGCTGCTAGTGCCGATGCGTTGACAACGTTAGCCCCGATGCTACTGACCGTGATGCCTGTTGCCGCTGTGATGTTTGTTGGCGTTGCCAATCCGCTCTGGATTTCAGCCACAGCATCCGCTGCCAGTGCCGAGGCGTTGACGACATTGGCGTTGATCGTGCCCACCGTCACAGCAGCAGTCACAGATCCTACAGCACCAGTTACGCTGCCAACCGCACCCGTCACGCTACCTACAGCACCCGTAACGCTACCCACCGCACCAGTGACAGATCCCACAGCACCGGTAACGCTGCCAACCGATCCGCTGAGATTGCCGGTAATGTTGCCAGTGATCGCTGTGATGTTCGTCGGCGTAGCCAGTCCTGACTGAATACTCGCGACCGTAGGAACTGCCGCCGTCACGGAAGCCTTCATTGTCGCCGTCAGATCGCCGCTCGTTGGAGCGTTTGTGAGATTGGTGACCGTGGTGATTGTGCCTGCCGTGATATTCGTTGCCGTTGCAATCACGCCAGCCATCGTAGTGATCGCGGCAGTAGCTCCGACCAGTCCGCCTGTTGCGTTGACCGCGTTTGTGACGATAGCGTCATAGACCGTTGCCGGCAGCACCATCAGTTCGATTGACGGCACTTGGTACGTCG